ACGGAACTATTAATTTCAATACCTCAAAATATGGTTGATGTTTCTGATTATCAAGTTCTTATAATGCAATCTGGTCCTATGGTTTTCAAGAGCAAACATATTGATGAGAATAAGGACAAAAGCACCTATAGAATTGGTAATACCATTCATACCAAACTTTCAAAATCACTTACGAGCGTAACTACAATGTCGCTTCAAGTAGAATGCTACAAAGAAGATGAAAATGGAAATGCTACTTTGATTGGCAAAACTCCACTTGTTGCAAATTTAGTGCTAAAGCCATCGCCTAATGGCTTTCCAGCCTTTAACTACAATGGTAGTTTTGAGGATATTGAGAATGTGATTGAAATGGCTCATAACCACAACAACCTAGACATATTGAAAAAGTTTTCAACTGATGGAAATGGTATGCTGTGCTTCAATGGTCATCCAATAGAAGAAATTTTAACTTATGACAAGCCATGCGATTTGCCACAAGATGCACAAAATGGTGCTTTTGCTATTGTTTTGAATGATGATGAAGGAATTGCTACAGAAATTGAAGCTGATACATCATATGAATATATCACTGTTAAAAGAACTGCTGACATTACCGACTTTTCATCGCTAAAAGATTTTTGTAATGACGATGATGATGGTGAGGAATATATTAACCGTGATTATATTATTAAAACTTTTCATGATGACTGCGAGATTGGTGTTTCATTTGCATATAGAAAAAATGATGGGACTTCATATTTTCTAATTGGAATGAGGGAAACTGAAAACTATAAAGTATTACTTAACCCTGAAAAATATACTGCAGGTGAAGGTGCATATTTTTATTTGTATAATCCCGGCAAACCATATCCAATTAGTGAATTGACAGGAAACGAGAGTGAATACATCGTTCCTTCCGGTTGGTGTAAGATTATTGAGTACAAGGACAATTTTACTGCAAGTGGCACAACTTATATTAATCTAAATTATGATTATGTTGATGTTGTTGAACCGATCGAAGATAGCGATGCATTGTTTCTACCTAATTTTTCAGCTCGTTTGGAAAGCTACCATGATTCAAAAAATAAACAACTTGAAAAAGAATTTTTGAATGCATTTTTTGAAGTCCCAACAGAACAAAATAAGCGAGGTTTATATATTCGAAATGGAGAGACTTGGGTTAACTTGAGTGATTCGATTAACCAAAAAACAATAGTTGTAAATCGTTTTGAGCAGTTGCCTAATGATGTTGGCAACGGCTCTATTGCTTATGTTCTTGAAGATGAGAATATTTTTGAAACAGATGCCTCATGTGTGCTTTATTTGACTACATTTGCTAAAAATATGTATTTTAATCCGCTCCCCGGTAAAAGAGGAAGAGTGCTAAATTTCACATTAGAGGTTGGCTATGGTTCAAAAAGTAGCAACACGCTAAACAAGGTGGGCACAGCTTTTACTTTGGAAACCAATATTGAAGAAGGCTATTTTTATCTTAATATTTTGAACAGAACCACTAACGATTATGATGAATACATTTATTCGTATGATAGTGGCAATATTAAAATTTCAGATGAATTGACAGTTAGCGTTGAAAAAGGATGGAATTTAATAGGATTGGATGATGACGATAATGTGACATTTGAGCATATTGAATCTATTAATGCTCCATCAATTTCTTTTAGTAATACAAGTTATTATATGGCAATCACTAATTTGACAATTGAAAATTACCCATCTGCTACATCGATACCTACAGATATTTTTCAAATGTCAACATACATAGATAAACTATCACTTGCAGGCACTTGGCTAAAAACTGATGGTGACTGGGTATTGATAAATACAAAGGAGGAAAATTAATATGAAATCATTACTTGATATATTGAAAAACCAAGAAACTATTGCTTCAACCCTTGAACAAAGAACGGAAATCACAGACCTTAAAGCACAACTTGATGCTACAGATTATAAGGTCATAAAAAACGCTGAATGTAATCTTGCAGGTGTTGAGCTTCCGTATGATGCTAAAGAGTTACATAATGAGCGACAAACACTCCGTGATAAAATTGATGAGCTTGAAAGAGAAATAAATGAGCTCTCTTAAAAGCTATACGCCTACAAGGTTTATGGCACAGACATCTGAATACGATAAACGAAAGGCTGATTATGCTGTTTCCTTCATCAATTGCTTAAAGCACACGAAGGGTAAATGGTATAATAAGCCTTTTAAACTTATTGATTGGCAGGAACAAATTATAAGAGATTTGTTCGGCATAGTTAAGGCGAATGGCTATCGGCAGTTCAACACGGCTTATATAGAAATACCCAAAAAAATGGGAAAGTCGGAGTTGGCTGCTGCTGTAGCTTTGTTACTTACTTGTGGAGATTTTGAAGAGCGTGCAGAGGTGTATTCTTGTGCTGCTGACCGAAACCAAGCGAGTATCGTTTTTAATGTTGCAGCCGATATGGTTCGTCTGTGTCCGGCACTTAATGCTAGGGTCAAGATTATTGAATCACAAAAACGAATTATCTATATACCCACTAAAAGCGTTTATCAAGTGCTTTCAGCTGATGTATCAAACAAGCACGGCTTTAATACTCACGGAGTGGTTTTTGATGAGTTGCATACCCAACCAAACAGAAAACTTTTTGATGTTATGACAAAGGGCTCTGGTGATGCACGCAATCAGCCACTCTACTTTCTTATCACTACTGCAGGTGATGACCAAAACAGTATATGTTGGGAAATTCACCAAAAGGCAGTCGATATTATGGAAGGTCGAAAACACGATGAAACTTTCTACCCTGTAATTTTTGGTGCTAGTCCAGATGATGATTGGACTGATGAAAAAGTATGGTATAAAGCAAATCCTAGTCTTGATATAACTGTTGGAATTGATAAGGTTCGTGCTGCTTGCGAATCTGCAAAGCAAAATCCTGCTGAAGAAAACAGTTTTAGACAGTTGCGATTGAACCAATGGGTAAAACAATCTATACGATGGCTTCCTATGCTTGAATATGATAAATGTAAAACTGATTTTATTCCAAAACAATTAGAAGGAAGAGAGTGCTATGGAGGTCTTGACCTTTCAAGTACAACTGATATAACTGCTTTTGTTTTGGTGTTTCCACCAGTTGATGACGAGGATAAATATTATGTACTCCCTTACTTTTGGATTCCAGAAGACACAGTTGATTTGCGTGTAAGACGAGACCATGTTAATTATGATTTGTGGGTTAATCAAGGATATATTCAAACAACTGAAGGCAATGTTGTACATTATGGTTTTATTGAAAAATTCATAGAAGAGCTAGGCAAAAAATACAACATCAAGGAAATTGCATTTGACCGTTGGGGTGCAACACAAATGGTGCAAAATCTTGAGGATTTAGGGTTTACCGTTGTTCCTTTCGGACAGGGATTTAAAGATATGAGTCCTGCTTCAAATGAATTGATGAGATTAGTGCTTTCAGGGAATTTTGCTCACAATGGTAACCCTGTCCTTCGTTGGATGATGGATAATATCTTTGTAAGAAAAGACCCTGCAGGCAACATTAAGCCTGACAAGGAAAAGTCAACTGAAAAGATAGACGGAGTTATTGCCACAATAATGGCACTTGATAGAGCAGTAAAACACACTGGTGTTGCTGAATCTATATATGATGAACGGGATCTATTTGTGCTGTAAAAGTACACAATTTGAGATAATAAAGATTGTGTACTTTATGACGCATATTTATCTGGATATAACTCTTGATTAGAGTTAATATGACACTAACAAAAGGAAAAGGGGTAAAAAGGTAATGAAAAAAATCACAACTATGGAAAAATTAATTTGCGAGCAAGAACCACAATATGGTGCTACACTTAAATTCGGTGAAAAGGTAATCTGTGTTGGAACTGAATGGGATAACTTCTATTGCGAGGTTTATGAATTTATTGATGATTTAGACGAGTTCGATGAACTAGAGGCTCGTTTATCATTGATTGATTATAAAGACGGCTTTGAGGACAACGGACACGCAGTAGCGTGGGGCTTAAGCAAATAAAAGTTGCTTCAATAATTTTTGCACTTACAGAAATGTAGGTGCTTTTTTTATGCTCATTTTAGGAGGAATGATATGGGAATGTTTAAAAGAAAAGAAAACAAGAATAGAGGTCAACCACAAGACAGTTTAAGTGGTGAAAACTATCGTTTTTACTTCGGACAAACTACATCTGGTAAGCCAGTGAATGAACGCTCTGCAATGCAAATGACTGCAGTATACAGTTGCGTTCGTGTACTGGGCGAGGCTATAGCAGGTTTGCCACTACATCTATACAGATATACAAAAGACGGCAGTAAGGAAAAAGCAATCGACCATCCTTTGTACAGGATATTACACGATGAGCCTAATCCTGAAATGTCGTCTTTTGTATTTCGTGAAACTATGATGAGTCATTTGCTTTTATGGGGTAATGCTTACGCTCAAATTATAAGAAATGGTAAAGGCGAAGTTGTTGCTCTCTATCCGTTGATGCCTAACAGAATGACAGTAGACCGAGATGATAAAGGAAATCTGTATTATTCTTATGTACACCAAACTGATGAGTCCGGAACTATGAAAAATGAAACAGTTATTTTAAGAAATGAAGATGTGTTTCATATACCGGGGTTAGGATTTGATGGTGTTATTGGTTATAGCCCAATTGCAATGGCAAAAAATGCAGTTGGTATGGCTGTAGCAGCCGAAGAATATGGTGCTAAATTTTTTGCTAACAGTGCTGCCCCCAGTGGCGTTCTTGAACATCCGGGTACACTTAAAAATCCTGAAAAATTGAAGAACAGTTGGAATGCAGCCTATGGCAGTTCAAATAATGCTCACAAAGTTGCAGTTCTTGAAGAAGGTATGAAATTCACGCCAATTTCAATGTCAAACCAAGAGGCTCAGTATCTTGACCTTCGTAGATTTCAAGTTGAGGAAATTGCAAGGCTTTATCGTGTGCCTCTTCATATGATTGGTGATTTAAGTGGTGCGACTTATAGCAATATTGAACAACAGTCACTTGAATTTGTGACCTATACCCTAAATCCTTGGGTTGTTCGTTGGGAACAAACTGTTTACAGAAGATTATTGACTGATGAAGAAAAAAAGACCTATTTTGTAAAATTCAATGTTGATGGTCTTTTGCGTGGTGATTATCAAAGCCGAATGAAT